TTTGGTTCATCTGCCATTGTTTATCTCCTTATGCTGTTCCGCGTACGCTATCGCGGGCTACTTCGCCCATCGTCTTTTTGACAAATTTGCCAACAACGTCGCCATCAAGAAGAACATCTCCGACATCCACCTTGACATTCACTCCCTTGTCTTCCTTGCCTCCGCCGAATACTCCAGTTATCGCATCCGCTACTGCGCCGGCGGTACCGGCGATTGCGCCGGCAACCTGCTGTGTTGCTGCCATTTCCATTGTGGCCTGCAATGCCATTGCCTTCTTCTCTGGCATTTTTTCAAGTTCTGTGTTGATCTTGTGAATTCCATCTGCTATCGCAATCAAGTGCATGGCCTCAAGCGCTCCGATTGAATTGAAGAACTCGGTAAACTCTATGAGATCGCTAGTTGGGAACATCGCCATCGCTAATCCGAGAGCGGCAAATGAAACAGTAAGAACCGTCATTGCTACGGCTGCCACAGCAAGGAGTGGCGCCATCATCCCTATTGTTGCTATGAAGGCAGCGAATGCTAACAATTTGTCCACCTCTATCGCAGTGAACATAACAGCAAACCCTTCAGCCATCATGCCGATTCCCACTGCGGCTATTCCTACACCCAAACCAACAAGAAGGACTGCCCCGCCAAAGGCCAATAACACTCCCGTGGCGCCGATAATGGCCGGCGCAAAATACAACAACAAGGCCACCATCGCGACCATTCCTAACATAAAAAGGCCTAGGCCAAGGGCAGCCCATGGGGCGGCGTCACCTAAGCCGGAGAAGGACTTAACCAACTCGGCCACTCCTAATGCGGCAATGGCAATACCGGCGCCGATCATTAATACAGCGCCGCCTAGGGCTAGGATGCCGCCCGCGGACTTCTGGGCTTTCTGGCCCACATTTTCAATGCCATCTGCCATGCTGTCTGTGGTTTTCTCAACAACTGAGCTTATACCCTCGCCAAGCTTGTCGGCAACAGTTCCGCCGACTTTTTCGGCAGCTTTTCCCATGCCGAAAAGCCCTTTAGTAAATTTAAGGGCGCCACCGATAGCTGGGCCGAACTTTAATAACGCAAGAAGCGGACCAAAAATGTACCAATGTTTTACAACGAAAACCAATCCTTTGCCAATCTCTACGAGGGCATATGCAAACTGCTTAAAGCTCTTTTTCATTGCCTTAATCTCTTCTGGTTTCAAAGAATGGTACCATTTATCGACATTATCAATTACTTCTGTCATAGTGGGGATCATGTCTGCCATGAGATTTTTAAACTTCTCTGTGATGCTTTGAATATCTTTCGTACGTTGGGCAAGTTTTGCATAGTCGGCGGAAGATTTCCGCGTGGCGCCGGCTAGGTTGCTCATATCATTAGAAAGGACTGCTGCCAAATCACTAACATCGTCCAAGCCAAGAGCATCTGTGTAGAATTTTCTCTGATAGTAGGACATGTTATCGAATGTCAGGCCTGTGTCTAGAATTGAGTCTCGAATCATGCCGAAGCGCTCTGCAGGATCAGTTGCTGTCATCAGATCCATCGCATTGACGAAGTTGCCGCCCAATGCTGCGTTAAGTTTACCTGCTTGTGTGGCAGCACCTTCAAAGGTATCAAACTTATCTGTAATTGCCAGAAGCTTCTTCATTTCCAAGCCGGTCGTCTTGGAAACGATTGCCAGATCCTTAAACGCTCTAATTCCTTGATCTCCCATCTTTGCGAGGGAGCCTCCCATTGCTGCGAAGTCTGCTCCCATTTGTTCCGGGACGACGCCAATCACATTCGCAAAATCCGCAAGATCGCGCTGGGCCGCGGCAGCACTATCTGCCGTCTGGCCAAACGCTTTTGTGGCAATTTGCATGCCCTTCGCAAAGTCTGTAGCCTTGTAGCCTACCTCGCCTAGCAGGGCGCCGGTCTTGGAGACCTCTTTTTGCGCGTCGGCGTTTAGCATCGTGAAGTCTGTGTATGTGCTCTTTAACTCGGTCATGGTTGCGGTCATCTCTTTAAGCTCGACACCATAGATACGAGTTTCTTCCCAATTTTTGGTCATTTGGCGCGCCATTTCATCACTGGCGCCGGCTGTGCGCTTAAATGCTGATTCGGCATCATTAACTTGGAACATTAGCGAAATCAGACTATTGGTGAATCCGCCAATTACGGCAGAACCCATGGATTTTATAAACGGCACAATCGATTTTTTGCCGCCTCTAAAAGCTTTTCCAAGATTCTTCAAATTCTCAGTATTAAAGAACTGATGCTGTCCGTATTGAGATATGGCGCCTCCGAGAGCACCTCCCAATCCTTTGGCTGCTTTCCGGGCTTCTTTAATGGCCTCTGTTGTGTTCTGCAGGACTTCAAGTTGGTTTTTGGCAATCTTAAGATTTTCTTCGTGTGTTCGCTTAAGTTCTAATGCGGCTTCGCCTTGGATCTCGCCTTTGGCGATTTTATCATTAGCAATTTTAAGCTCTTCTTGGGCAATTGCAATAGCCTGCTGTTGTTGGATTACACGAGCATCGTAAGAATCGCCCATTTTATCATAGAGTGCTGCTTGGCTTTTAAGCTTCTCAAGATTGCCGGCCACCACTTCGCCAGTTGTGCGCGCGGCATCACCGCCTTTTCCTCGCTCTTTGTTGATCTGCTTCTCTAAATCGAGTATCCTCTGTTTTGTTGCTAATTCAGCATCTAACTCTGCTTGTGTTTTATCGGCCACAAAAAATCCCTCTTTCTCAAGTAAATAGCTTTATAACAAAAAAGACAAGGTTGTCAAAATTTCTTAGAATAAGATTGCGGAACGGAGGGCTGATTATAGCTCGTTAGTGTCTGTGATTTGCCGTGACCTTTAGATGCTTTGTCAATTGCTTCATTCTCTTTTTCAATCTGCTGAACCAGCCGTTCGACAAACCACTTTCTAAGACCAACTGGAAGGTTATATGCTTCCGCGAATGACCAACCTCCTGTATATTTCATGAAGAAGAACTGTTCATATACATTCTCTATATAATCAGCTGTCAGGCCAAAAAAACTCCGCCCCTAGCGGAACCTCCATTTCCTGAGAATATTCACACTCTGAGCATTCGTAATATTGAGCAAGGTCAACATTCGGTGCAGCCAACTTATAAGCTAAGCGCAAGTGGCGAGCGTCCATGGAAGGAATGTTATTGATAAGATAGTTTATGAGTTCAGCATCGGGCGCCTCGTTAACCGCCACAATCATGTTGGCCAGCTGGGACGTTACAGCGCGCTCGGCGCCTTTTCTCTTGCGCGCAGATGTAACAGAATCGATAAGACCTTTTTCATCGCGGCCGCAAAGGAGTCTAAAACGCACATCTACTTGTGTTTTAGGTAGTTTGGTTGTGAACGTCCCGTCTTCGTGGTCGGTTAACCCAAGCTTGTCGATGTCTTCGCCGTCATAGATATTGGCGTCTCTCAGATCGAAAGAATACTTTTCTGTGTTGTTACAACTGGGGCACGTCACCTTTGTCGCGTACTCGGCGCCGTAGCCCGAGACGCGTGTTGCAATGATGATCGCGTTTTTGTCTCCGATTAGCAAAGAGTTCGGGTCAATCGACTTGTCTACGATAATACTTTCGATAACTCGGTCTAAAGCTATGCCTTTCTTAAGAAGAGTTCTGGAGCTTAGAATATCTTCCTCTTTTGCTGTCATTTGTTTGAGTTCGATACAATCTTGCCCATGAAGGGGGTGCCCCTCTTGGTAGAATCGCCCACCAGACGGAAGGTCAACAAACTCTGTCGGTACGACAAATGCCAGGGCCGGCCCATTTTCATTATTTTGGATTACGTGTTGGGGAGCCGGGTTTGAAGCTCCTTTTTTGGACCCAACGCGTCCTTTATTTCTCGACAATATACACCTCTTATATTATATTATGAATTAACTGCGAAGAACTTCTTCTCGCTTGTCTTAAGATCTGAGCCGCCTTCCGACGTTACCTCTAGCTGAGCCCAATCATATTTAAGCGTCACTGAAAGTTCGGTCAGATCGTCGCCGCCATATTCTAAATCACCAAACTTAAGATCAGTGATAAAGGAGTTCCACAAAGTCCATGTTTCAAGCACAGTGCCATCGCCGGCAATCTGCTCAACCGTAACGGCTCCCAGCGCATTTGCTGCGGTGGCCTTAGACATCGTGGTGAGATCATTTGCGGTGGTAGGGGGCTTATAGCCGGCCTGTTGTACAATTCCTGCAAGGGTTGCGGTAGCGTCTGGGTCGACCGGATCAACAAGAGTAATAACAACATCATTCCAAGTAACTGAGCCTGGATAATAGAACGTATGGTTTAGATACTTATGTTCAGCTGCAGCAATTGTGAAAGACGGCTTATTAGCAGTCTTTGCATACCATAGTTGGCCTCCATCTTTTTGAAGAGCGTTCAATTTTACTATAAATCTAAACTTTCTCTTAGGGTCTTTTATCGAGGTATCCTCGCTGAAGTTATTTGACCAAAATGCCATGGTTTGAGTTCTCCTGTTAAATATACTCTACTGTAAATAGTCGGTTGTTGGTTTTAGTCCCCGAAAGATGCGCCCGTATTCGTAATAACGAAGTCAATCGCAATGTATTCGATGGCACGTGCCGGCATAATCATGATCTTGGCGTAAAGAACGTTTTGATCGATGAGATCCGCCGTTGTTGTGGTTTCATCCAAAATCAGACTGTAGTTCGTAATACCAAACTGAGTCATAACGTTTGCGAGGAACGGCTCTGTAAGGCCCTTAAACCTCGACCACGTAGCTTGGACGTTCTGTTCGAAGAGAATCTGTGACGAAATAATCGAGATTTGCTTCTTAAGATAGATAACCAGGCGTCGAACATTGATTCTGTCGAGAGCCGAAGCCTGTTGCTGCAGCGTCTTTTGTCCGAATACCACAATTCCTGTTGAGGGGAATGATGCAATCGGGTTAATGTTCGCGGTATAGAGGTCGTCTCTGTTCTTGGAAGTCAGGCGCTCTGTAATGTTCACAACGGGGATCCCTGCTGCTCCATCGCTCAGGCCGCCGCGGTTAAAGCCGGCCGGCGCAAACCATAGTTTTGACTTGCGTTCTGAGCTAGCCAAAACACCCATCATTGCCACTGAGGGCGGGATCCATACAAGCTGACCACTCTGATCATCTCGTGTCTGGACCCATGGGTAGAATGTGCAACCGTAGCTAGAGTCTATACCTCGTGATCTAAGATCCGTGGCTGCATTTGTTGGGGTCGTTCCGACACGATCCTTCTTGTCTGACTT